TTGACAGCAGGTTCACATTTTTTCTTATACCGTCCTTAAGTTTTCCCGCGACAAAGCCTCCGACGTCCTTAAGTTCGTCCTGTTTCGCTTTCGGCAGTTTCAGGAAGTCTTCAAACTTTTCGGCAGTCCTTGTCGGTGTTTCAAGCCTCTTGACGAACTCGCTCCACAGAAGCTTTTCAATCTTCCACCTTGTCTCCTTCCTGCTACCTGCCGTACTTATCACTATCTCCCTGTTGTACATTTTTACCTCCTCTCTTTTAATTTTTTACCTGTCCCAAAATTCATTTATTATTTTTACAGCTTTACATAACATTTCAAATTCAGATTTATCAATCCCATAATTGTAATATCTGTCTATCACATAGCCTTTATCGTTAAAAGTTATCTCAGTAAAATCATTATACCCGTTTGAATAATTTAATCTCACCATGAGACTGGAATTTTTAAAACAGACAACTGCTACATCATCTGTATCTTTTAATTTTTCTTTTAAATCTAATGCTAAAATATTGAAGATTCCGTTATCTTCATCTAAATCATTTAGCATCACCCAGATAGAATCTTGATCTGCTATCTGTTTTATTAGATCCTTTAAATGCATACCTATCAATCCTTCTTATAATATTCCGTTTCGAATCCGTCTGCCCTCAGTATCAGCCCTTTAGCCCATCTGAGTTCCTCTCCCATCAGGTCGCACACTTCATCTACAGTGACATTCATCGGGGCTTCCAGTACAACTTCATCGTGTATGTGCATTACAATCTTATAGCCTTTATCAGTCAGTTTCAGAATTGTTGCGGCGAGACAGTCACGTGCTATTGCCTGCACAATGTTCTCCACAAGCTTTCCACCATAAGTTTCAGCTGTTTCCCATTTGCCTGAAACCTGGTTCGGTGCCTTGTAGGTAATTACTGTCGCTCCCCAGCTGTTCTCTCTTGTTCCTGGGCTTACATAGTGGAGCTTACGGCCACTCGGCAGGGTTACTGTCAGGAAGTCGAGTCTTTTTGCAAGATCCCCTTCCCTTGAAAAAAGTATTCCGTTTACCGCCTGTCTCGTTCCGTTTAGCACCACTTCTGCGGCCGCATTTCCCACGGCATACCACAGGTCAACTATTCTCTTATTTGAATTTCTCCACATTCTGACAATTTCAGGAAGTTCCTCCTCAGTAAGTCCCATATTAATCGCACCCATGGCCATGAGGGCTCCGCTTGACCCCTGATAGCCGAGTGCTAGTTCTGCGACTTTCCCTTTCTGTCTTAAGTGGTAGTTCTCCTTACCCTTCGCAATTGTTGATATGTCCACCCCGAACATCTGTGATGCCGATGCTTCGTATATTTTTCCGTGAGTCCTGAACACGTCAAGTCTCCACTGTTCTCCTGCAAGCCATGCGATTACTCTTGCCTCTATTGCCGAAAAGTCGGCAATTACAAATTTCTTTCCTTCCTCTGGAACAAATGCCGTACGTATCAGCTGGCTTAAAGTATCAGGAATGTTGTCATACAGTATGTCCAAAGTCAGCAGGTCTCTCCTTTTCACCATGTTCCTTGCATCGTCAAGGTCTGACAGATAGTTCCTAGGCAGGTTCTGTACCTGTACAAGTCTTCCAGCCCATCTTCCTGTCCTGTTCGCTCCGTAGAACTGCAGAAGTCCCCTCACCCTTCCATCTTCACAGAGGGCATCTTTCATGGCCACATATTTCTTCGTGCTTGTCTTACTCAATTCCTGCCTTATTTCGAGTACCCTTTTCACATCCCCTTCGGTTTCTCCGATAAGATTTTTAACTGTCTCCTTCTGAAGATTTTCAGCATTTACGCCTTTATCATTCAACCATCTCAGTAACTGCACTGTACTGTTAGGATTCTCAAGTCCAGTCAGTCCCTTCGCCTCGTTCAGCAGATATTCATTCCAGGTGTCACTGATAAAAAGTGCACTTTCAACAAGCTCACTGTCCACTTTTATCCCTTCAGCGTTCATTCTGACATCTGTATACCACAGTTTCCACTCGAATTTTGGGAGTTTTATCCCTTCAAGTTTTTCCTTTATTGACATTTCCGCCACCACGTCCTGCCTGTTGTATTCCTTGTACAGTTCCCACTTTTCAGGCTCGTGGTGTGGCAGGTTCCTTGTTCTTCCACCGTTCCTCTTCGTAGGTTTGCATGGAACGGAGAAAAGCCTTATAAGGGCTTTACCTGTTGCGGATTTTTTCTTATCGTTTTCAAATCCCATTGCCTTTCCGACCTTGTCCAGTCCTCCGGGATAACCTGCATAATATGCATGTATCATGGTACATCTCCACTGATCAAGATTGGTTTTGTACCCTGCCTGGTTAAGACAGTACCACTCGAAAGCCGCATTATATGCCCTTAGTTCTGTTTCTCCGTCATTAAGCATTTTAACAACTTCTTCAGGCACTGCCCCACCTTGTGCAAGGTCAATCACTTCAACGGCCGACCCGTTAAGTGAATAGGCAAAAAGAAGGATTTCAAAATCCGTACTCTGTGCATACTTATACAGTCCTGTTTTTGAAATATCCTCACTGCTGTAAGTTTCAATATCTATGTTCAGTACATTCATTCGATATCCTTCCTTTTTAATTAATATAGTTCTTCTTCCTCAACCGGAGTGAAGTCTTGCTGGGCTGTTCTTCCTCCTGCAAGAGGTTCTCCGTCTGACACTTTCTGTACATTTCCAAGTCCTGCACCTATTCCCTTTTTCCCTTGGAACAGATATGGGAAGAAATTAACCGACACATTTGCATAACATCCGCTGTAAATTTCAGACTGATCCATTATAGGATTCACATACCTATCAACTACCTGAGGTGGGTAATCTGTTTTTGCAGAGGCTGTAAACACCCAATGCCCTTTACACTCAGGACCAAACGGTTCTCCACTATTATTCACGCCATCTCCGTCCCAGATTGGTGTAAATACTGTATTTGGCATTTTCCCACCCCATTTTTCTGAAACTCCTAACTCTGTAGCCGCTTTTATTGCCGTATCTATTTTCTGTTTTGCGGCTGTATCTGATTTCGGTACAAGTATTGTCGTGCTGTATTTTTCTTCCGCCCCCGGGGTTGCCGCATGCGGTTTAAACAAGTGTACAAAGCTTAATCTTCCTCTTACGTTTATTCTTGTATTCTGATTTTTTTCCATTATTATCATCCTCTCTTAATCTTCTATTTTTTCAAATTCATCTTCAGCATTAATAATATCATTCACATATGGAGCCCTTTTATCCGACTCCAGCACAAGTGTAGGTTTACCTTTAGGCTTTATTATCAGCTCGCCCACGTAATCATTAAAATCTTTCTTCCCTATTGTCCCTTCGAGCTGGCTTAAGGTCAGCATCTTGCGTTCATACATCAGCTCTTCAGCTATCCCTTTATCCTTCAGTATCTCAAATGCTTTTTCTGTATCTGAGAACGTTCTTACCGACCTTCCTTCCACAAGTTTCCATCCTGGAACTGTTTCACCTTTCAGTATTGCCTGCTGACAGTAGTTTTCAATGTCCTTGACCCATTTAACGACATCCTGTGCCCTTTTAAGTATTTCGCCCATTTCAGCATTACTTAAAATGTTTCCTTTAAGCTTCATTTCAGTTTCGAGTTCCATATTCATTTCCGCCCTTGCCCTGCAGACTGCCTTCGCCCTGCAGAACGTACATTGTCCTGGAACAAAATCCCCTTCGGCATTAAATGCCCTTTCAGCGTTAGGTTTAACTTCTTTTTCCGCCCACTCCACAAGCTCCTCTGCCGATATTTCCCACACCGAAATGCTGTCCAGTCTTGGCTGTACAATTCCCATATTGACTGTTTCTATATCATCGAACAGAGAATATTCAAGATATGCACCTAACGAGTAGAGCATAAGCTGCGGATTATTTTCCGCAAACACGGGTACACCTTTTCCATATTTCAGATCCCTCACATATAAGGTTTTACCGTATACCGTAACGAAGTCACACGTTCCGAACCCTTCGGGCACGTAAGTACTGAAATCCACTTTCTTCTCGATTGATGCCACTGCAGGTTTATCAAAGGACATCATAAGCTCCTTGATATGCTCGAGATAGGCATCCGTATAGGAATCCATTTCCTGCTTATACAGTTTATTCGCCTTAAGTTTCTTCAATCTGCTGTTGTAAGTCCGTGCACCCATCGGGCTTGTGTATTTTGTCAACTTGAGTTCCGAAATCTCGTGTGCCAGTGTTCCCTCCTCGGCATATTCTGAAGTTGTTTCAGGGAACAGTTCCTCAAGCCTTGCACTTGGATTGCAGTTCATCCATCTTGACGCCCCGCTTGCCGAAAGCAGGGCATGATCCCTTTCCTTGTGGTTTATCATATTCTCACTCCTAACTCCCTTAAATCGTTTGCAAATGCGTCATATAGCTTAGGGTCAAGTTCTGTCAGCTTTGACAGGTTATATTTCCCTTTTATTAATTTGGCGACCTTTGAGCCTAGATTCATCGTTGATGCTTCGTGACATCCTGCCTTAAGCTGGTCGTAGCTCCACCCCTGTGTTTCCGTTGCAGGAGCTTCTGCTTTTTTAGGTTCTTCCTCCTTTGGAGTTTCTTCTTTTTTGGCAGGTATTTCTTCCTTTTTCTCAGGCTCCACTTTTACATCATTTGTCTGCCAGTCCCCTGTTTTTGTTTCTGTTTCCACCTTTTCAGGGTTTTTAACTTTTTCAGCTACTGAAGCTGCTATGTTCTGTACCGGATTATTTTCCAGTCCTGCCAGTGCTTTTGAAAAGTTTTCTATTACTTTTCTGCTTTCCTTTTCAATTTCAAATAAAACCTTTATTTCCATTATTTGTCTCCTTTTTCAATTCTCATATATTTGTATTCTGATACATATTCAATGTTATCAAATGCGTATTCAACCATTTTAGCTATCACATCTACCTTGCTCCATCCTGTCTCATTTGACACGATGTCAAGCAGATTATGGGTACTTGACCTTATTCTGATAGGTACTCCATAGTCCTTTTCATCTTTTATTATTGATTTCTTCGGTAATTTGAGTTTATCCATCTGTTATTTCCTCCTAAAATTCATTTGCTATCCCCTCAATAACATAATCCATATCCCCTTTTTCAACATTTTCAAGTGTCAGGTTGTAATAATTTTCTTTAAGCTCAACCCCTATCGTACGTCTTCCCATTTTCAGAGCCACATAGTTGGAGCTCCCTATGCCTGCAAAAGGATCAAGAACAATATCATTTTCATTTGTCCATAAATTAATCCCTCTCGCTATCACATCAAGCTGTAGCGGGCATATATGCCTTTCATCCTGTTCTTCCCTTGCGGATTTTCCATTGAGCGTATTGCTCTGCCTTATGTCCATCCATACAGGGCTGGCATATTTCCTCCAAACCTGATGGCTGTATATGGGTACTTCATTGTATTTTTCTTTCTTTTCATATTTTTCTGCATCAGGTTGAGGTCTTTCAATCTTTGCCCCTTCGGGCTCATCTTCCCCGATGTAGCTTTCAAATCCTTCAGGATGCGCTATAAGTTCAGGATTTTCTCCAGGCTTTCTCATTGTCACAAGATAATCAGGAAGCCCCTGACGGCACATTGAGGAGTCCTTACATATCTGCTTGTGGAGAAGTCCCAGTGCTTTTGTCCTGGTTGCCTCTACAAGCGGATCTTTCCAGATTGTCACTTTGCTGTGATAAATAAAACCTGATTCATTGAACATTTTTATAAGTTCCCCCGGAAAATCCTTAAGCCCTATAACTCCATCCCTTGACTTCATCATAGGCAGATCCATGCAATGGAAGCTTAAAAGTCTTCCCGGCATTGTTACTCTGTAAAGCTCGGAAATCAGGAATTTAAAATGTTCATAAAACTCATTATCCGATGCCGAATTTCCCATGTCCCTGTCCGAATTACTATATGTATACAGGCTCGCAAATGGAGGGCTGAATATTGAATAATGTATACTATTTTCGGTTATCCCTTTCAGCACTTCCACACAGTCGCCGTTATACACCGCGTACCTGTCATCTATCTTCTGATTCAGAATTTCCATCCCTTTAATACCTCCCCATATGAATATACGTCAATGTCCATATATTTCTCTGCCCAGTTCTTTTCAGCGATACAGCCCTGTGAATTTTCCCATCCTTCGCATAATATCAGCCCGTCGCATTTGTCGAGCAGGTCAATGCACATTCTCATACCCTGTTCATAGTTATCAACCCAGTCATACATGAATCCGAATGAATGTATTGGACTTATGAAAGTATGCCCGTTATACAGTTCATGCAATTTTTTTATTTTCTCTTCAGCGGCTTTCTTATTCTCTTCCTTACCGCCGTACGGATGTGCCACATAAATCAGCATATCTGTCTCATCTCCTTCCAGTTGGGTAACATCATTTTGACTTTCGGAACATATTCCGTCATTATCCTTGTTGTTACCTGCAACTCTTTTTTTGTCACTTCTTTAGTCAGTTTTACCATCGCATCCTGCATTTTCTTTGCATCTTCCTGCTTTCTTTCAATGTTCGCCTTTACAGCTCCTTCCTTTGCGGAAATTATGATGTATACGTTCACTTCGTTCTTTTGCCCAAACCTGTAGCATCTTCTTACCGCTTGATAATACTTCTCGTAGCTGTCTGAAAGGCCTACAAATATCATATTGTGGCACTGTTGCCAGTTCATCCCGAACCCTGCTATTGACGGCTTTGTTACAAGGCATTTTATCAGACCACCAGAGAAGTTCAGCATCGAGCTTGTCTTGTGTGAGGCTTTGTCAGAGCCCTTTATCTCCATCGCATTATATATAAGACTTTTAAGCATTGCACTCTCATCGTTCAGGTCGCACCATACGAGCCACTGTTCATCAGAACTGTTCACTAAATCTGCGGCCGCCCGACATCTTAATTCTAAGCTGTCTTTCCTTGCCTGTCGTCTCTGTGTAAGTGTAAGAGTTTCGGTTATTACTTCGTCACCGTCAACTATTATCTCATTTATATTCAACTTTGGCAGGTCATAACCATCGGCATCATAACCAAGGTTTTTCGGATTATCAATAAATACTGCCCAGCTTGCCATCCAGTTCCAGAATACATCTTCTGCGTGACCTTTCAGTCTCCATTTTGCCGTATTCCCTCCGTCGTGTACAAAATACATGGAGAGCATTTCTGCCCTTGTCATTACTCCTAAAAATTCCGAATGATTACCTAGTTCCATATGGTCGTTAGGGGCAGGTGTTGCGGTACAAGCAAGCCTGAACGGAACCTTGGAGAAGTTGTCTATCAGCTTGTTCCTTGTTGAGCTGGTAAAGGACTTAAGGATACTGCTTTCATCAAGCACAACTGCCTGAAAGCTGTTCCCTGTAAATTTATCAATTTTTTCATAGTTTGTTATGTTGATACCATCCACTACGTCATCCTGGCTTTCACAGATGTTTACGCTGATTCCAAATTTTTCGCCTTCCTCCTTTGTCTGAGGTGCCACTGCAAGCGGTGCTAAAATTAGAATTTTACCGCCTGTGTGTTTATGTATTTCATCAGCCCAGGATAACTGCATTAAAGTTTTTCCAAGCCCGCATTCGGCAAATATGGCTGCCCTTCCTTTTTTAAGAGCCCATCGAACTATATCTTTTTGGAATTCGAACATGTTAGGATTGAGGGTATTTCTGTCGACATCGATCCCCATATTTTCAAATGCTCTGCTTTTTGAGTTAATGAAATCATCATACTTTCGCATTTCTATTTACCACCTCGACTGTCGTTGTTCCGCCATTCTTATGATGTATCACCATCTTGTTGAACTCACCTTTCAGACCTTCCTTGCAGAAATTGCTAAAGTCCTGACCCTTTACAGGTCTGATGACGTTTTCAATTCCGAGGGCATTATATAGACAGATGGTTTCTGCATTTCTTATTGCACCTCTTACATCTTTTTTTATATATTCCATTGATTTTTCCTTTCGTTAGTGCTATACTTTCAGTGAATATGTTTTTGTAATCAGCCGATATTGCCAGTATCGGCTTTTTCTTTTTCTGCCATATCCCGATAAAGTTCATCCAGGATCATATAATAATCCTCTTCCGTTTTGTAATAAATTCCTTCAATTTCAGGCATTTAAATCACATCCTTTCATTCCCAGTCTCCTTCTTTGAAGTACATGTATGTAACAGCCCCTAGTATTACCCACAGAACATGGACTACTATTTTAACAATAATATCTTCTGTAAACGCTTTTGATTGATTCAGCACTAATGCAACGATAAATGTTCCGTACCACACGAGGGCTTTTTTAGTTTTCATTGTCATTTCCCATCCCTTCTTTTTTGATCATGTCCGCTGCAATGTTATTTGCCAGCGAATGTACTAATTTTGTCACGTCGTTCCCGTTTACTATTATTACGGGGAAGTTCCCATATTTCATATAGTGCTCCACAGCCATTGCAGGTATGTGGTAGTCCCATCCACCTCTTGGTCTTGAGGGGGTAGGAGGTACTGTCTGAATTGCTGTTCCGAATTTAAAGTTTTTCTTCTGCAGTCCCATCCTTACCAGCTGTATTGATTTGTTAATGCGTTCAGAGCATTCTTTTACGGTTAGAGTATTGTTTTTCATATTTCCAAGATCCTTTCGTTTCGATTTTTGTTTAAGCTAAACATTTTGGCTTATAACCTCTAAGGATTCAAAATCTATTAATCTTATTGATATTTTTTGAACCTTTTTTCTGTTACAGCAGTCGTGGGAGTATTTTATCTCTATTTTATCCGCTCCTATGACTTCCTTGTCGTCAAGAAATATTTTCAGAGGTATTCCTTGACTGTCTTTTAATATCTTGATTTTATGTCCTTTGATTTCCATTCCTTAACCACCTCACTTTCTTTTATTCTTTATTTCCCAAAAATAAGTTGATAAAATATTGTTGACC